CCCCTGCCCCGTGTACTCCTTTTAAGTTAGAACCAAAGACAAATATTTCGTTGTCTTTTGGCCATGTGCCGTCTTTATGAAACTTCATTCATTGTTTTCCTTATAATAAACTCGTAATGATTTAATATTTTATGTTCGTCGACTAAATGGTTTCTTTCAAAATATCTCTTGTCATTTATAATACTGGACAATACATATCTTAAGTCTTTATTAGAATCCCTTACACGAATAACATCATCAAACTTTACATATACTTCATACCTATACCCAGGGTAAAACGTGTAACACCAATACCCTTGACCTTTTTCATATAAGATGTTAACCCAAACCTTTTTAGTTCCAACCGTTCGGACTTTAAGATTAACAAACAGTTCCATGTCAGTCAATTGAGTAATACCCTTCTGGCGTTGAATAATACCAAGTGCCCATAGCATTATTTAATTCGGTGTCTTCAGGTCTTTCAAACATTGACCCACACCCATTACATTCACTAACGCTTAAAGGCAAATCATCCATTAATGGATTTTCTTCAATTTGCTGAGTTATAAAATGTACCTCATCACAGCATTGGCACCAGTCATAGCCAAGTATAGCAATTTTGTTTCCAGTTATTTTGCCATCTTCCCATTCATTGGCATCGATGAAATTTTCAGGAAGTGGGCGACTAAGGTCTTCCTTTGCAATATCCAATACTAGCTTGCGGTCAATCCAATATTCACGAAGCATGGATGATTTGTTATCATAAGTAGCTTGACTCATATTTCAATCACCGACGTGTGTGCAAAATCAAGATTAGGTTCGCCAGCCGCGACATAACCGCGTGGGTTGCAGAGAACACGAGTATTATAAATGTTATAATCGAAACTGTTATGAACATGCCCATGAATCCAAATATCAGGTTTATGCTCGCCCATAAATGATTCAAGGTTGGATGCGTAAGCAGGCGATAATAATTGTCCTTTATAGTCTTCATGTATTGACATCTCGGATGGCGCATGGTGTGACACCACCACGCTTTTGTTATATTCTTCGGACTGTAAAGCAGCCGCAATCTTTTTAGTGTGCTTTGCAAATAACTCAGACGTGTATCTTGGTGATATTTTTCGATAGTCAGGCTCAGTACGAATATGTTTATAATCATTCATAGAAGTCTGTGCTTTATATTGGGAGTGAGGCATAGTAGCACCACCATGCAGATAATAATCAGTCCACATTGTTGCACCAACAAATAGCACGCCGTCAATGATTACATGTTCGCCTTCGGGCAAAAAGTGTACATTAGTGCCCCGAAATGCATTGTCGAGTTTACGATTAACACTTTCGATTGAAGACTGATAGTATTCGTGGTTTCCCGGCACATAAATGATATGTTTATGCGGCTGAGCTAAAATCCACTCGACCTGTCGATTCTTAACACCAATATCGCCTGCAAGAACCATTACGTCAGCACCGTCATTGAATATGTGATCCCATTTATGGTAATCAAATTCCAAATGAAGATCAGAGTAATAACTAATTTTCACGTTTTGGCTCCTTAAATATTTTGTAAACAAAAACTAAATAGCAAATGACTAACATCACCGCAACAGGTGAGCCAAGTGTAGAATGTAGCACTAGGACTAAACCTGTTAGATAACCTATTATAACAATTATACTTAAAACTTTAAGCAGCATTTCTTGATTCATCGTATGTACCTACCTTTTTAAATTTACGATACGAACGCGAAAACTTTAAGCTTGGTTTCGCAAACATCTTAATTACTTCAGTACCTTTAGGTATATATCCAACACAACGTTTGCGGTCATCAAACAAATACGAATGATTGAAGTCTTGACCTTCTGGCCATTGAGTGATTTCTTTTTCAATAGTATACATTATAAAACAACTCCGTATTCACCAGTAGTAAACCATTCAGGCTTATTCGCAATCCAACCCATGTTAAACTGCTCGTTGTTTTTCTTAATGTAATAACGACGATACGCCTCAATGGGATCTTTAATATCAGCAAGTTCGTATTCATCGGCAATGCAAATCGCAAATGTAGTTTGAGAACCTGATTTGATATTAACGGGTTGCTGTATTAGAGCCAAGTCTAAAAGTTTTTCAGTTGCATGAACCTTACCACGTCGAGCAGTATATTCATTACACAAACCTTTAAACAAGTTATATGCCCAGTTGTAATTATTTGAAGTTTCGCGAATCCATACTGCTGATGGGTGGTTGTAATGAGTGGACTTATATAGAAGAGAATGCAAAGTGGGGTGGTCCCATTTCTTTAAACGGCTACCACCTTTACTTAACTCAATAAACATTTTACCATCAAGGAGACGGTGCGCAGTAGATAGCATTTGCGCAGTCTCGATGATCATTTTATTAACGTGCACATCACAATGAGACTTTGCAGCCTCGAACGGACAATCGGATAAAACAAACAAATTCATAATATATTCCTTAACTCAATTTGTAGATCTATTATATCAATATACCTGTCAGATGTACAATAACCTTTTGTAATATAGTATAACCTTTAGTTATTAGGGCACGTTTCCCAATAAGTTTGGGAAAGCCGTCAAAACCACATTCTTTGTAATAGTTGGAAACATTTCCTTAAGTTTTTTATCTTTAGCAGCAATGACGATTTCAGCATCTCTAGGATGAATAGTTTCAATCAAGTCTAAGAACTTGCGTTCACGTTTTACCGGCAACCATTTGTCACCAGGCCCATTCTTAATTAAAAACTTCATTATCTTAGGGCCAATTTTACTAAGTTGCTTTGGTATATTTTTAATAACGTCGTATGGTGTATAAGGTGGTGAACCTTCAGGTAATGCAAACTCTATGGTATTTGAATATTGACAATAAAGTACATCTCGTAAACCTTGTGAGTTATACTTTTGTAATAACTCTACCTTTTCTTTTTTGCTTTTTGCGTGCTGAACAGCGCCAAGCACGCTATAAACATATTTAATATCTAACTTATCAGTCATTAGTGGAAATCTCCTACACATTCAAGTAAATTGCGGCAACGGTTTTTAATAAGATAATTCATTATTTTTAATTTTGATGAAGTCTTAACATTTGCGTATACGTTTAGAATCGACTCAACAATTTCTTCAGGTAAGTCACCCAAGTCAATCATCTTTTTATTACGAATGAAGTTTTTATATTCGCTTTCAGTCATAACCGATTCCAGTTTATCTATATTTGCATGGAACACAGCTTTACGCTTTGCAGACAAAGCTGTTTGTCGAACGCCTTCTTTAAAGCAATCATCAGCTGATAATATGTTTGGTACACCATCTGAACTATCACCTTTAAAGCAATGCTCAAACAAAAACGTTTTAGGATGAGGCTCTTTAATTACCTTTTTAGTAATCGGTGAGAACTGATGTACATTAGAATACTTTTGAAGTTGAGCAAAATCCTTATCAGATGATACGATCATAACTTCTTCGCAATTACCAAACTCTTGAGTGGTTTCAACTAATACGCCAATGATATCATCTGCTTCAGTACGAGGAACCAATACAACTTTATAATGAAAGTTAGCAACGATTTCTTCGCGTATCTTAGTGACAATACCAAATACCGCTTTCCAATCTATTTTACTATCTTTATCACGATTAGCTTTACGTGACCATTTGTATTCGGGGAAGTAATCTTTACGCCATACGTCGCCTGCATCACAAGCAATAACCATTTGGCCGTACTTTTCTCGATACTTTTTATTGTACATGCGTAAAGAGTTTAATATGACATGACGAACAAAATCTTCATCACCAAGGTCAGCACCTTTTTGCGCAGTTAGCGCCGGAATTACCAAACCGTTAAAATCAACTATTATCATTCTCGTTCCTTATCTCATTATTAATTTATAGAACTATTATATAACATTTATTAGTTGATGTCAACAACTTTATTCATTAATACCGCAACATGTTTTGCGTGTATGCGTGTTCCTATAAATTTATTGTAGTACTCGTCAGGCTTTAGTAATACATCACGGGCAAATTGCTCCTTAGCTTCTAGGTAAGTCATTTCACCTTTCATTGTACAGAGATATAGAATTTCTCTTTTAAAGTTCTCTGGACCTTTTTCTTCAACTAACAGCTTAACTTGCTCTGACGAACCATAATACTTTTTCCAATCAGTCTCTACGATCTTTTTACGTTTACGCTTTTGCCCTTTTAAAGGAGGTAGCCTACGAACTGACATCAAGCCTTTCTTTCCAATATATTTCATACCGTTTGATAAATCAGTTATGCAATATACCATGCCAATGTAATCACCAATGTCTTCGCTCGTAAACTCCTCGCCTTTATAATACCACATATTCTATTCCATTATTGAGTTCTAATGGAATATTTATTAAGAGAAGTCAAGTTCCTCAATTATTTCAGTACCACAATATGGGCAGTACGATATATTTAACTCAGCTGTTTCCTGATCCGTTGCTTCAAGTGTGAAACTTGCCGCACAATTACTACATTCATGTTGTGTCATCTTATTCCCCTTTTAAAATTGATTCGAGACTATCAAACCCGCCGACATGTTTCCCATCAAGGAATATCTGTGGCACTGAGCGAGCAGTCGGAACAACTTCAAGTAATTGTTCTTTCGTAAAACCATTGCCGATTTCATTCTCGCTATATTCAATATTGTTCTGATCTAATAAATCTTTTGCTTTTACGCAAAAAGTACAATTAGGTTTTGACCATACTACATTGTCTTTTTTCATAGTTGAAATCCCGTAAATTCTTCTTCGTTAACATCTTTACTTATACCGCCAGTGGTATAACTAGATATTTCAGTTTCTTGAGGTGCAACTTGTACATTACCACCTGCTATCCATTTTTTAGTCCAAGGCAAAGGATCAGATCCACCAGGGTATTTAGTAGTTAGACCTACGGATTTCATTCGGCGATGTGCTAACCATTCTATATAAGCGCATAACATTGACTCGTTAAGACCAACCATTGAACCATCTTTAAAAAGGTACTTTGCCCATTCTTTTTCTTGTTCTGCAGTCTGTTCGTATATCTCAACACATTGGTCATGACACTCATCGCGAATCTTTGCGAAGTCTTCATCTTCACGCGGCAAACTCTTAATCATGAATACCGTTGAAGCAAGGTGAAGATTCTCATCTCGACAAATCAACTTTATGATTTTAGCGTTACCTTCCATTGACTTTTTGGTTTCAGCAAATGCCCATGAACACGCAAACGAAACATAGAAACGTAAACCTTCAAGAGAATTGGTTGCCTGTAGTGCTAACCATAATAGCTTCTTATGTTCATACGTTCCAAACAATGAACTATCAACCGCAGCCTGTTCGTTATGGCGTGCAAGATTATCATAGTGCCTTGAAATTGACTCAGCACAATCAGTGATTTCCTTTATATCAGTAATACCATCAAATACCTCAGACGGATTAGAATATATGTTACGTATAATATGTGTGTATGAACGGCTATGAATTTGTTCGCTAAATACCCAAGTAGTTATCCAATTTTCTAATTCAGGTAAAGATGCCAAAGGGCCAAACACTGCTGAAGGACATCTGCCTTGAACTGAGTCTAATACAATTTGTCGTTTTAAGTTACTAGTAAAGATATGCTGCTCATGGTTGGATAATGCTTTAAAGTCTTTAGCATCTTTCGATACGTCGATTTCTTCAGGCATCCAAAAGAATCCTAATTGTGATTCTGTAAAGGACTCAAGTGTGCGATACTTTTGTATATCGTATCGTGCAATTGCGACCGGCTCGTCAAAGAACATATTCTTGGTGATACTATCATTTGTATTTACATCAAAAGATTTAAACATTATTTTTCTTTTACCTTATCTATCCATTCCGCATCTAATTCGGAAACTATTTCTGGACCCAAAATAATTGGGCCTTTGTATGGAGTCATGTCTTTAACATTTATTTTTGAACCATCGTACGTGATTGTTATATGCGGTTGGTAACCATCATAGTCCCACGAACAACCTATATTACATAACTCTTTCCATCTTTTAGATAATACTTTTGATGAGAATTTTATAACTGCGGCGTCTGGGCCTAAATGTTTTACTTCACGTTCTCCGCCATTGATTGTTATCTTGTCGTTTCTATTAACGACTTCATTGAAATCAACCGGTTCTCTTGAAAATGCTAAAGTGACATGCATGTCTTTTGCTGATACTATTTGCGGAAACGCCTGGGCCTCCGCCCAAGCTATAATATCTTCGCTGTTTAATACCTTTCTTGATACGTACATTGCTTTTTTCACAATTTGCAACTCGGGCAATCATCTTCATCCAATTCTTCACTGACAGGATTATCATTGGCTTCTTCGTATGTTAATTCGCCAGCACCATCATAAGTATTAAAATAATATAGCTGTTTGCCTCCATATTTATAAAAAGTTAATAAGTCACGAATCAGAGTTTTTAAAGGCATTTTGCCATCTTCGTAGTGCTTAGGGTTATACGATGTATTAACACTTATGCCTTGGTCAACAAACTTCTGAATGACCGCACATATTTTTAAATAACCTTCAGGCGATTTCTGATCCCATAATAAATCGTATTTATTCTTTAACTTACGGATCTCAGGAACAACTTGTGCCAATATACCATCTTTTGATTGTTTGATTGAAACTAAGGCTCTTGGCGCTTCAATACCGTTCGTCGAGTTAATTACTTGAGATGAAGTTTCAGAAGGCATGATAGCCATAAGAGTGCTATTACGAATCCCATGTTCATTAACTTCATTACGTAATGCAGCCCAATCCATTTTTAAGTTATTACCAACTAATGAATCAACATCTTTCTTATAAGTGTCAATTGGAAATAAACCTTGTGAATAC